AAGATACAAGTTTTACACAAGGAGTAACTGCTTTTGGTTCTTCTTCGTTTAATATAGGTACACAATCACAAGTTAATAATAATAGTGATACTTATGTAGGTTATGCAATAGGAGCAAATGGTGGAACAACTAGCAGTAATGGTAATGGCTCTGTAACAAGTACAGTTCAAACAGACCCTAGTGGTGCTTTTAGTATTGTAACATGGGCAGGTTCAGGAGGTGCAGCTACTATTGGTCATGGTCTTAGTGGAGCACCTTCTTTTATGGTAGCAAAATCACGAACATCAAGTGCAACTGTAGAGGATTGGGTAGCATTTCATAAAAACATGAATAATGGAGCTTATCCTGCAAATGAGTCAAGAATGTATTTGAACTCAACTGGTGGTTATAGTACTGGTGCTTTGTGGCAGAATGATAATAATTCATCAACTGTGTTTGGTGTTACAAGTAATATAAGTAATAGTAGTAAAAATTATGTAGCTTATTGTTTTACAGATGTAGAGGGGTATTGCAAAGCAGATTATTACGTTGGAAATGGAGAATCAAGTGATAATGCTTTCGTCTATTTAGGTTTCAGACCAGCATGGATTATGATAAAAGGACTTGCATCTGGAGCTGGTTGGAATATTCACGATAATGCAACTTCTCCTATTAATCTTGCTAGTACTGCTCTTCAAGCAAATACATCAGGTGCAGAGTTAAGTAATTATAATATAGATATGCTGAGTAATGGTTTTAAAGTAAGAGATGGAGACGGAGATTTAGGTACAAATGGTAACAAGTATATTTATCTAGCCATGGCAAAAAATCCATTTAAGTACTCATTGGCTAGGTAGAATTAATATGATAAAATACAAATTATAACTAAAGGAGAAATAAAATGTGGGCACTAGTAAAAGATGGAAGTGTAAGTGAGATTATTGCACATCCAAAAAGTATAGTAGATGAGAATGGGGTGCAACATCCTCGTTCTGTTTTTACTATATGGACTAAAGAAGAAAGGTTATCGTTAGGTATCTATGATGTTATCATGGCTCCTAAATATGATTCTAATTATTACATATCTCATGATCCTACTTATGCAGTAGTTGGAGACAATGTTGTAGAGTCTATTGAAAAAGCTGGAGATATTAAACTTGAAGATGAAGATGCAGTAGATGAAGATGGTAATTTTCTTCTAGATATTAATGGTAATCAACTAATTAATACAGGATTAAAATCTAATACTATTCAAAAAATTAAATCTCAACAAGCATCTTATCTTGCACAAACTGATTGGGCTGTCATACGTAAGTCTGATAATGGCACAGAAATTCCTGCTAACATACAAACATACAGAGATACTATCAGAGTAAAAGCAGAAGAAATGGAAACAGCTGTTATTAACTGTACAACTATGGATGATTTTATTGCTCTTAATACTTCTACTCATAACGAAGATGGGACAATAAATACTCTTGCAATACTAAATGATTGGCCTCAACTAGGAGAATAGAATGGCTTATATAGGTCAAGGACTACAATATGGAATAACCGATAAAGCTATTGTAACTGCTACTGGTGGACAAACTACTTTCTCTCCTTTAACATATACAGTTGGTCATGTTGATGTTTTTCTTAATGGTGTTTTATTAGATGGTTCAGATTACACAGCTACTAATGGAACAGCTATAGTATTAGATGTAGGAGCAAGCGCAGGAGATTTACTAGAAGCCCACGCACAAAAGTATATCGCTTCTTTCACTACAGCTTCTACACAGTTTACTATTGCCGGAGATGGTGGTGGTTCACAAGTTATTAATGAAGGTGATACAATTACCTTTGAAGGTGGTACAGATATTACAGCTGCTGTCTGTGCAACAGATACAGTTAAAGTAAGTGCAAGTCCTACTATAGCAAGAACTAATGTAGCTCAAAGTTTTACTGCAGCACAAAGAGGTGCTACTCTTACAGATGCAACTAACACAGGAAATATTACTTTAAACTATGACACTTATCAAAACTTTGTTTTAACTTTTACAGGTAATGTAACATTAGATAATCCTACCACAGATGTAGTGGGACAATCAGGAGTCATGGTTATTATACAAGATGGTACAGGCTCACGTACTTTATCTTTAGGAACTGATTATGAAACAGTAGGTGGAGCTGGTATAACTCTTAGCACAGCAGCAGGATCACTTGATGTTCTTCCATACTTTATTTCAACAGCAGGTAAAATACAATTAGGTGCTCCTCAGTTAGCATTTGCATAAAGGAACAATAGATGTTTAATAATGAATTATGGAATAAACCAGCAGGTGGTGGTGGTAGTGGTTTCTATGACCATCAAATAGATAAGAGTTGTAGATTTATTGGAAGTGCTAATGATGATGGTACTAATTATATGTATCATACAAGAGGAACACCTACAAATGCAGATAAGTGTACTATAAGTGCTTGGGTAAAAAGAGGTAAACTAGGTAGTAAAAATTTAATGTTTACAGGAGGTGGAGGTCCCGGGCCTTATTCTTGGTATGGTTTTAATACAGCTAATGAATTTTGGCATTTGCAAGCAGGAGATCAACCTCGTTTAGAAAGTAATGCTTTGTTTCGTGATACTAGTGCTTGGTATCACATAGTAATAGCCAACGATTCAACACAAGGAACAGCATCAAATAGAAATAAAGTATATATTAATGGAGTACAGTATACAGATTGGGGTGATTATTCAGACTATTCAACTCAAAATTCTGATTTTGCAGTAAACACAAGTGGTGTTAGACTATTTGTGGGTTCTGGTGGTGCTTCAGCAACTAATTCTTATTATCCTTTTGATGGATATATTGCTGAATATGTATTTATAGATGGAACACAATATGCAGCTTCTGATTTTGGTGAGAGTAAAAATGGAGTCTGGATTCCTAAAGACCCAAGTGGACTTACGTTTGGTAACAATGGAGCATATTTAAAGTTTGAATCAAGTGGTGATCTTGGTAATGATTCATCAGGTAATAATAATGATTTTACAGTAACAGGTGTAGCAGCACACGACTCGATGTTAGACTCTCCAACCTTTGGAAGTAGTTCTAGTGGTAATTTTGCTACAATAGGTGGATTAGAAAAAAATACTGGTGGTTTTACATTTAGTGAATGTAATTTAAAATATACAAACAGCACTAATCAAAGAGGTTTTATTTTTTCTCAAGGAGTTCCAGACTCAGGTAAATATTATTGGGAGGTTCGTGTTACACAATTTGGTGGTACTCAAGATGATGTATATCCCGGAGTATGTGTACCAGATATAATGAGATCAAATCTTACAGGAGATAGAGGCGGAGCATCAGTAAGTGGAGCAGGAGGTTATACTGTTAATCTTTATAATGGAGCAGCGGTTTTAGATGGTGTTTTTCAAAGTAATGATGCTATAGGAAATAAGAGGGCTGTCCCTCAAACAGTTGGTATTGCAATAGATAGAGATAATAATACTTTAAAATGGACTTATGATGGAAGTACATATAGTTCCACTTATGCTATACCTTCAAGTGGAGTTTTAGCACCATATCTTGGTAGTGGCGGTGGTACTTTTGCTGCTAGTGGTGTATTTAATTTTGGAGCTGACTCAACTTTTGCTGGACTTGTAAGTGCTGGTGGAAATGCAGATGAAAATGGATTTGGTGACTTTTCTCTGGCTGTGCCTACTGGTTATGTAGCTTTATGTTCTGGTAACCTTCCAGTAGAAGATGAAGTAGACCCTGCACAAACTGATGATAATTTTCCACAGAAACAATTTAATATGTTACAATACACAGGTAATGGTAGTGAACGAACAGTAACTACACAATTTCAAATAGACATGGGTTGGAATAGATCAACAATACAAGGTCAAAATTGGTACTCACTAGATACAAGTAGAGGATGGTTTGGAGCTAGTTCTAATAATTATTATTTAAAAATGGATACTACTGATTCAGAAGCAACACTTCCACAATACAATTTCAAAGCTCAGAGTGGTAATAATATTACTATAACAAATGGCTCATGGTTTAATTCTGGTGGTCATACACAACAAATGTGGTACTGGAAAGGTAATGGAGGAACAACTTCAACTCCAAGTGGGGGAAGTTTAGCAACCACTGTTCAAGCAAATACTGATGCAGGGTTTTCTATAGTTCAATATGTAGGTGATGGTGGTACAAGTGCTTTTACATTAGCTCATGGTCTGGGTAAGAAACCAAGTGTAGTATTAATGAAAGATAGAGATGTTAATGGTAATAACAACTCATTCCATTGTTTTCCTATAAATACTTCTCTTCCTGCTAATAGTTATTTTTATACAAATGGTTCAGATGCAGGTTCAACTTCTACTAATGGAACTATATCAAATACTACAACAACTGATGCTGTGATTGGTGTTAATAGAACAAGTTCTAGTGGTGGTGGACAGACTATATCTGAAAATGGTGATAGATTTCTTATGTATGCATGGGCAGAAATAGAAGGTTTTTCTAAATTTTCTGCATACGTTGGAAATGGGGATGCAGATGGAACATTTGTATATTGTGGATTCAAACCAGCTTTCATAGCTTTAAAAGATTATGATGCTACTAATGATTGGAGAACATATGATATACTAAATGATCCATATAATTTATCTTATCATTATTTAGCACTTAATACTAATTCTGCTATAAATAGTTCTTCTAATACAACAGATATAGACATACTTAGTAATGGATTTAAGATTAGAGGTAATGCTGGTACAATTAATACTAATAGTAATAGGTATTTCTTTATGGCTTGGGCTTCTAATCCATTTAAATACGCAACAGCTAAGTAATTTTGAATAACAACTAAGGTATGGTACAATGACTGAGAAGACTGCGATGGACATAGCTCTTAAAGCTTTAAAAAAAATAGAACAACATGAAAGAGAATGTGGTCTTCGTTGGGCAGAGGCAACAACAGAATTACGTAGTATAAGAAATGATGCTAATCGTAATACACAAAGATGGGAAAGACTAGCTTGGCTAGTTTGTGGTACACTTGTAACAGCAATTATTGCTGCATGGATTAAAGGAAACTTCTAATGTCATCAACATATACAACAAGACTAAGACTAGAAAAACAAGGGGATGGAGAGAATCCTAATACATGGGGTCAAAAACTTAATCAAAGTGTAATTGATTTAGTAGACTCTAGTATAGCAGGATATACTAATGTTGCAGTAAGTAGTGTAGACCTTACATTAACAGTAGCTGATGGAGGAGTTGATCAAGCTAGAACTAAAACATTAGAAGTAACAGGAACTTTAACTTCTAATGTAGCTGTAATTATTCCTCAAGTTCAAAAAGATTATATTATTTATAATAACACTAGTGGTGCATATACTGTAACAATTAAAACAGTTGCTGCTGCTGGAGTAGCTATAGCACAAGGTGGTATTGGAACTGTAATTTGTAATGGTACTAATGTTTATGCAGCTAATGGTACAGGCATTGGAGCAGGTAATTTATTTGCAGTAAGTGCATCTCCAATAGGTATTAATTTAATTACACAATCAACAACAGCAGCAACAAGAGCTGAAATAGGAATGGATGTTGCATATGTTAGTACAGGTGCTATCATAAACAATGCTGTTATATCAACTAAGATAACAACTACAGGGAGTACAGCAATAGGTAATGCAATAGGTCAACGATTGGTTTCTACAGCAGGACCAACAAGTGCAACTGATCCGGGTTCTCTAGGTACATTGTATACAGGAGATCTTTGGTATAAAACTACTGCCTTCTCATAATGGCATCATCTTTCTATATAATAGAAGGTGGAGTTTGGAAGAAAGTTTCTGAAGCTAGTATCTATACTGGAAGTGCATGGAACTCTGTATCAAATATTTACTATTGGAATGGTAGTGCATGGGTAAAAGGATTTACTAAAGGATTTGAATTTAGTAAAACTTTTTCAGGAACTACTACTAACTTTAGTACAGCTACGGAAGCAACTTCTCAAGGATGGAATGGAACTGATAGTGTAATAGCTAATTTAACTTTATCAAGTTCAGCTATTATTAGAAGTACTTCTATAAGTAATTATGCATTTGAAACTACTGGTTTACCAGCTAACTCTCAAGTTAATCTTACATTAGATAGTGGAACTTATATTGTAGGTAAAGGTGGAGCCGGTGGTATTGGTTCTTTCTCTGTTATTATTTATTATCCTAATGCTGGATATAGTTCAGGACAACCGGGTGGTCCATCTATAAATATTATTAGTGGTGTTACAATGAATCTTACCAACAACGGAACCATCGGAGGCGGTGGAGGCGGAGGTGGTGGAGGGAATGGAGGAGAAGCTTTCCCTGTATCTGGAAGTTTTCAAGGAGGTTCTGCCGGTGGTGGAGCAGGTTTTGGAGATGGAGGCCCTGTGAATCCCGGACAAGCTAATGCCTTTGTATCTGGACCTGCAGGTAATGCAGGAACTTTAACTACTGGTGGAGCAGGAGTTGGTACTATTAATATTCATAGTTCTTTTGGTGGAACTGGTGGTAATGGGGGTACTTTAGGAAGTGCCGGTGTTAATGCAATTAATGGTGGTAGTGCACCATATGGAATGTATAGTTCTGCAGCTCCCGGAGGAGCAGCTGGTGTAGCTATAAATGGATGGTCAAGAACTAATGCATTAACAGCAGGTACAATTTTAGGAGCAAAGAATAACTAATGGCATATGATTCAGTAACAGCTAGGTTAGATTTTAAACCGGGATTCCATAGAGAGTCCACACGTTATGCCGAAGAAGGTTCATGGTATGATGGTAATCGTGTAAGGTTTAGAGAAGGTAGACCAGAGAATTTACGTGGATATAATAAAAGAGTTAATACACCTTTTAATGGAATAGCCAGAGATTTACTTACATGGGCTGACAATGATACAACAAAACATATTATGTTTGGTACAGAACAAAAAGTATATTCTTATGATGGAGATAATAATATTGATGTTACTCCTCTTGTAAGTACAGTACAACTAACAAGTGTGATGGACTATGTAGCTGGTGCAGTAACTATAGCAGTTTCTTCTAATAATCATAATTTAAATACTGGTGATTGGATTACTTTTATTAGTTCTACAGTTACAGCAGGAATAACTTTGAAAGATCAAGTATGTCTTGTTTCTGTTGTAGGTGTTAATAATTATGAATTTGTTAATAGTACTCAAGCAACAGGAAATTTTACTCATATTGGTAATGCAGAAGTAGGATACCTTTTACCTACTGGTAATGTTAATGCTATACAAGGACTAGGTTATGGAGCTGGTGTATATAATGCAGGAGCTTCTACTACAGGAATGAGAGCATGGAATCAAGCTGCTACTACTTCTAATATAACTTTCCCAGCAACTAATTGGTCGTTTGATACATGGGGTGAAGATGTAGTAATGGCACGTAGAGGTGGACGTATTTTTTATTATGATACTGATGCATCTGTTACACCTGAAAGAGCTTATCTTGTTACTGCTTCTCCAAGTGTTAATAATGTAATACTAGTTTCTCCTAATGACAGACATCTTATATCTTTTGGTTCTAATGAATATGGTACTGGTATTTACAATCCTTTACTTGTTCGTTGGAGTGATCAAGAAAACTTTAACAACTGGACTCCAGCTATAACTACAACTGCTGGTGAAACAGTACTTACAGATGGTTCACAAATTATTGGAGCTGTTCGTTCTAGAAATCTTATTGGTGTGTTCACAGACAATGCTCTCTATGGTATGCAATTTACTGGTCCACCTTTTATATTTAACTTTAGACAGTTAGGTACAGCATGTGGTCTAGTATCACAACATGGAGCTGTTAATGTTGATGGTCGTATGGTATGGATGGGTGAGAATAACTTCTTTATCTTTGATGGTCAAATAAGAAATCTTGATTGTACAGTAAGAAGATATATCTATGATGATATTAATACATCACAACAAAGTAAAATATTTTCTGGAATTAATTCTGAGTTTAAAGAAGTAGTATGGTTATATCCTTCCAGTAATTCTGAAGAACCTAACCGTTATGTAATGTGGAATTATGGAGATAATACATGGGTATATGGAGAATCTTTATGGACTACTTTTGATGATAGAGTTGTATATGATAATACTATAACTACAAGTAATGATTCTTATTTATATAATAATGAGCCTGATGATTACTATAGTGCTGATGGTCAACCTATTACTGCATACTTAGAGTCTGCTGACTTTGATATAAAAGATGGTCATGACTTAATGTTTGTTGATAGAATGATTCCAGACTTTGATATCAATGATGGTAATATACAATTCAGTATCAAGACTAAACAATTCCCTGCAGGAGATTTTGTAGAGAAAGGACCATTTAATATTAACTCTGGTACACAACAGATTCACCTTAGAGCAAGAGGTAGACAAGCAAGAGTAAAAGTTTCTAGTCATACAGACAATACTTATTGGAGATATGGTGCTGTAAGATTAGATATTAAACCGGATGGACAACAGTAATGGCTAGATATCCTGACTTACCTACTATGTATAACCTTAAAACTGAAGAAGCTAATGATACCTATAATGAATTAAGATCATGGAGTGGTAACTTAGTTAATGAATTAGAAACTAGAGATACGGAAGTTAATAATACACCTTCCACTAACATCTATAGTGTAGTAACAGTCTCTACTATAGGTAGACCAAAAGCTGGTGACATTGCTTATGCAGCATCAGCAGGAAAATTTAGAGGATACGTAAGTACAACAGCAACACAAGCATGGGTAGACTTTAACTAACCTTTGCAAACACAGGCATTACAGGATATAATGTCTATAACTAATGGAGTAGAAACGTGGCAAAAAGACCTATGGTAAACCCAACAACAGCAATGCCTGAAGCACCTATGTCAGGCCTCGCTAACCTTATGGCAATGAAGGGCAGAGACAATGATAGTATGCTTGTCCATCTTAGTCCTAATGAAGTAAACAATCTTAATAAATTATCGGGTAACACCATGACTATTAATCCAGCCACAGGATTACCTGAAGGTCGTTCACGTTTCCTTGAAGCAGCTTTACCAGCACTACTAAGTATAGGTGCAGGTATAGCTACTGGTGGTATGAGTACAGCAGCACAGATGGCAGCAGCAGCTGCAGCTTCTGGTGTGGGTGCAAAGCTGACAGGTAAATCTAATGACGAAGCATTAACAAGTGCAGTACTTGGGGGAGCAACTGCAGGATTACTTGGTGGTTCTGGTTCAGAAGCATTAAAAGGTGCAAGTAAACAAGCTACAGAAGTGGCAAGTCAAAAAGCAATAGCAGCAGCAGTTGGTGAAGGTGCTGGGGATACAGGAATAAAACTTGCACAAGAGCAATTAGCTAAAGAACTTGCAGCAAAAAGTGCAGAAGAAGGAACTAAGACTTTCTTACAACAAGCTGTTCCTACATCTAAAGATTTATTTAATGTTGTAAGACAAGGTGGGTTAGATAGTTTATCTCAACAAGCTGTTGCTCTGCCTTTAGCTACACAATTTGGAGCACGTACAGCTGGTAATGCTATGATGAATCAAATGAGTGATGATGCCAATAGGCCTCCTCCAGTACAAGAAGATTTTTCTAATCCTATAGATATATATTCAACACCATTCACACAAACATCCATGGGTCCTTTTAATCAACAACAAATATCAGACAACTTTATCTCTGGTGGTTCAGGTCCTTATGGTATGAACTTTCTTAATCAGGCTTATGGTCAAGAGGGTGGACAAGTTGAAGAGATGAATCAAGGTGGTCTCACACAGTTTAATAGTATAATGGGTAATCCAGCACTACAACTACAGAATCCTAATCCTCCTATGCAAATGGCATTTGGTGGTAGTGCTTCTGCTCAAATGGGTCCAAGAGGATCAAGTCAAGGTGGTAAAGGTTCAGGAGCCTTTAGTGAAATGCTTAACAACCCTGAAGTATTAGCACTGTTACAAGGGTCTGGTGCACCACAAGATACAAAATCTTATGATGTACTAGCTTCTATTGGTGCTAATCCTGTGCAAGCAATGAATCAAGGTGGCATGACAAATGCAGGTACAGCAAACTCTTCTGTAATTCCAGCTATTGTACCTTTAATACAAGCAGCTAATGAACAGGCACAAGCTCGTTTTGCAAGAGGTGGAGCAATTGTAGATGGTTTAAAAGCTATTGCAGGTAACAGAGCTTTTGAAGGAAGAGTAAAAGGACCGGGAGATGGAATGTCTGATGATATTCCTTTCAATATAGAAGGACAACAACCTGCATTACTAGCAAGAGATGAGTATGTAATACCAGCTGATGTTGTATCAATGATAGGTAATGGTTCAAGCGATGCAGGATCAGAGCAGATAGATGCAGCAATAGCAAACATAAGACAAGATAAATATGGAAGAGCGCAACAACCTAGGGAGACAGAAGGACTAGGGGGTCTCCTAGGATAATATATGTATAAAGTAAGTTTAGTTCCTGTTGATAAGATAACTGCAATTTGGAATAAGATAGAACCATTAGTTGATAAAGTAATACCATATACGTATGGAAGAATGATCACTGCAGATGTATTGCATAGTCTTATTATTAATCATTATCATCTCTGGGTTATATATAAAGAACAAGATGAGATAGAAGCTATAGCTATAACAGAGTTTATGAAGTATCCTAGAAAGACTGTGTTATTAATTAACTTTATTTCTGGTGATAACTTAGATGATTGGGTAAAAGAATTGGATAGAGTATTAGTTAAGTTTAGTAAAGAGTCTGGTTGTGATTTCCTTGAAGCTTGTGGAAGATCTGGATGGGAAAGAAAAGTTAAAAAAATAGGATGGCAAAAAAGATTTACAATAGTGGAGAAACATCATGATGATTAATCAAGGAATGTGGAATGATAATCCATTTGATTCATGGACAGAAGAAGAAGAACATCTTTCAAACATGGGTGTTGTATCTTTTGGTAAAGGTGGTGGTCCTCCTCCTCCTCCTGCACATACTACAACACAAACAACATCACAATATCCTGATGAATTAAAACCATTTATACAAGATATCTTTGGCAAGGCTAAAGGTATAGAAGATCAAAGATCATCTCAAGGTTATCAAGCTTATGATGCTCCACGTATTGCAGGATTTAATCAAGATCAACAAAATGCTTTCACAGGTATTCGTGATGCTCAAGGTGCAAGTACTCCATACTTTGAGGCACAAGAAACTTTAATTGATAGGTCTACTGCAGGACCAAGTGCCGCAAGAACTGCACAGTACATGAATCCTTATACACAAAATGTCATTGATATACAACAACGTGAACTCGGTAGAATGGGTGCACAAGAACGTCAAAGAATAGGAGCTGGTGCTGTAGGTGCTGGTGGTTTTGGTGGGTCAAGACAAGCTATACTTGAAGCAGAACAAATGCGTAATCAAGGTATGCGTAGTGATGACATACAAGCCAAGGGAATGAACCAAGCTTTTGCTCAAGCTCAACAAGCTATGGCACAGGCTGATGCTCGTGGTTTACAAGGTGCTGGTATGTATGGACAAATGGCAACACAAGTTCCGGGACAAAGAATGAAAGAACTTGGAGCTCTTGCTGGTGTAGGTGCTGCTGATCAGACACAACAACAACGTGCTCTTGATCTAGGGTATCGTCAATTCCAAGATGAATATAATTATCCAATGAAAACTCTTAATGATTACTCTGCTATTCTTAGAGGATTTCCATTACCTGCTAACACTTCTAGTAGTCAAACAGCTTATAGTGCTGTTGCTCCATTGTCTAGTCAACTACTGGGTGCTGGTGCAGGTCTTACCGGTATGGCTGGTATGGCTGGTCTCTTTGGTGCAAGTGGTGGACAAGTTAAGAAGCTACAACAAGGTGGTCTTGCAAGTATGTATGCTCTTCCTAGTAATAAAGTGAGAATGGGTAAGACTAATTATGCTGATGGTGATGAAATAATAGAAGAAGAAGTAGTTGAAGAATATAAACCTAAGAATATGTTTGATGCTGGTTTGAATCTGTTTAGACCAGATGAACTTAAAGGTTTATCTATTTATGAAGCTATGCAAAAATTAAATAATAGTAAATCAACAATAAGTGATGGAGAAGCAAGAGATGAAGTAAAGAGAATTGAATCTCTTCCTAGAGATGCTGATGGAAAGATAATCGAACCACCTAAAGTTCCATTTTATGATATGAATAATAATGATATAAATGATCCAAATTATATTCTTTCAGAAGAAAAAGAAATAAAAGAAGATGGAGATGAGATAAATATTTCAACAAAGGTTGAAGAGCAACCAGATTATAATAAATTTATGAATTGGTATAAAGATCAATCTAAAGATAAAGGTAAGGAAGAAAGAATGCGTTTTGCTACATGGGGTCCAGTTCTAGCAAATGCTTCTAAAATAATGTCAGCACCTGATTTATCTTCAGCTGTAGGAGCATTGTTTGATACAGGAGCAAAAGTTGCTCAAAGTTATATAGGACAAAAAGGATCAGAGACAAGTATGGATGCTGCTGTGAGAAAATCAACTCTGGAAGGTGCTAAAACTATGTCTGAGATAGTAGAAAATTTAACTCCAACTGCTGCTTATGTAGCTGCTAGTACTTCTATAGATAAATTAATTGCATCTAATGATGGAGTGGTTCCTGATAGTAACCAACCGGACTTATTAGAAACCTATAACAGATTAATTGCTCAAAGAGAAATAATAGCAGGTAAAATGTCTGATCCTGAATTAGACCAATTATCTAAGGCAGCAATGAGAAGTCTTAGACCTCCTGTAGGTCTTTTGATAGATGATGTAGAAGATGAAACATTTAAAACTATATATAATGAATGGAAAAACTCTGGAGCTCCCGGTCCAGAAACTATGGCAGCAGGTGGTAAAATAAGAAGCTTTGATTTTGTAGAACAAGGTGATACACTTGTAGCAGTACCTAAATTAACTTAGGAAAAATTATGCCAAAGAATGTTTTACTGCCTAATACAAAAATAATGCAGTTTCCAGAAGATGCTACCAGAGCAGAGATGAATGTAGCTATTGGAGAAAAATTTCCTGAATTATTTAATTCTGATCTAGCAGTATCTGATGAAGTAATATCTCCTAAATTTGTAGAAAAAAAAGAACCTAGAAATCCTCCTCTTGGTATGGTGTTTGGACAAGCATGGGATCAATCTAATCTTATGGTAGGGAGAGCTATTCAAGCTTATGGAGAGCTTACAGGCAATCAAAAAGATATTGAAGTAGGACAAAAATGGATTGATGCAAATAAAAAAGAATTAGAAGTCTGGGATAAAAAGTTTGAAGAAGGTGGCTATAAAATGCTACGTCCCGGAGATGTTAAAGGGCTAGGCATAAATCCTTTTGGTGGTGAAAATAAAAATGAAAGAGGAGCTTGGGATTTTATACAACAATCTACAGCAGCTACTCTTCCTTACTTATTACAAATAATTCCAGCTGCTGTTCTAGGAGCAAGAACAGCACATCGTTGGGTTCCTAGTATAGGAAAAAAATTACTAACAAAAGAACTTAGTAAAAAGACAGCTGGTAGTATAGCTGCAGCTTTTCTTCCTTCTGAAGTTTTTAATGTTGGAGTAGCACAAGATGAAATTAAAACAAGAGGTGGAGAAGATTTAGTAGATCCAACTACTGCTTTTAAATATGGAACAGGAATGGCTCTGTTAGATTCACTTGCTCTTGGTCCTGTTATTCTAGGAAGTATGATGAGGTATGGAGTTAAACCTGCACTAAAAGCAGGGACTGCATCCTTTGGAAAAAATAAAACATTAAGTGCTGCACAAACTGCATTCAATGCTATTAATAAAGTTATACCAAAAGGAAGGTTAGGAAAAACAGCTTTTCTTGGTATTAGTCAAGCTGGTTCAGAAGGATTTACAGAAAGACTTCAAGAAATTTTAGCTATGGAAGCTGGCTATGATGCCACAGGTAAAAGAGTTAGTGTAGAAGAAAGAGCTAATAGATTATTAGAATCTACATGGGCAGGAGCAGCTGCAGGTTTTGGTTTTGGTTCAACAGCTGGTGCTATTACTGGAGGAGCGGCAAAGGTAGGCGATGTTCTAAAGAAAGCCGAAGCAGCTCGTGATCCAAGAGATATACCACTTCAACAAGGAGAACTCTTTGGTAGAGAAGATGCTCCTGAAGGTTTTGGAGGAGGAAGACAAGGTCCTGAACTTTTTGGTGAAGAACAAATAGAAACAGAAGAGCAAGGTCCGTCAGCTCAAATAGATTTATTTGATGAAGTAGAAATAGAACAAGAAGGTCCAACACTTGAAACAAACCCATTAGATTCAAAAGAAGAAACTGTAGACTCAAGCATTCCTTTTCAAGAACAAATAAATAATAGTGTTGAAAGTATTACGGAAAGAGTATTAAATTTATTTAATGCAGGAGTTAATATTGATTCTCAAATTATATCTCGTGATGATATTCAAGAAATTAATAAGACAACTCCTGAACACACACAAACTATTATTGAGACATTAAAAAAGAACGATGTTCTAACTGAAGTTATAACTGAAGATGGAGTAGTTACAGACACATATCGTTTAAGTGATACAAGAAAAGAACAACTTAAACAAAATCCAAAGGGTGCTGAAATATTATTTGGAAAACGTACAGATATAAATAATAAAGAATTTATTAAAAATATAATAAATGGTTTAGCAGAAGTTGGCAAAGAAGTTATAGATAACTTTGAGTACATTACTTGGGAAGGTGGTTATCAAGGAAAACAAATTAGACTTGAGACTGATATAGATACTAAACCGGGTCTTATTCAAACAGATGGAACAGAAGGTCCGGGAATAGACACACAAATTGTTCGTATAACAGTAGAAGATAAAAATGGAAATGAAGTTGAGCTTACACCTATAGAATATAAAGGAAAGAAAACAGATCCTGTACGTAGAAAAGCTATTAAACAAGTAGCAGAATATTATGAAGAAGAAATTCCTTCTTTAATTTTTAAAAATGAAATGTTAGGAGATAACTTTACACTAGATACTAGTTTAGAAGAAGAGTTAGATACTATAGATGCACAGTTAGATTTTGTACAAGAAGAAAATAAACAACCTATAAAAACTAAAGAATCTAAGATGGATAAAGGAGAGCGAGTAGAGCTTGTTGAATCTTTAGGCCAAAGTATTATTAGTGGTAGTGTTTTAGATAAAGCGAATGATGCAGAGTTACTTAAAATGTTTGGTAATGAAGAAGGGGTAAAAAAATTTAGAGCTGCTGTTAAAGAAGCACAAGATACTCAAAGAACTTTTGGTGCTGTAGATCCTACAGGTACTATTAATAAAAGTAATAATCAAAGAAAAGTTAAAGACATGGAGTTCTTTGATCCTATAAATCCTCGTAGTTTAAATGGACATGCTGCTCGTTTAAATTTATATGAAACTTATATGAATGGTACTTATCAAACTGCATTTAAATATCCAGCTTTTGCTAAAATGTATAATTTATTAAGAAAATATAATATGATACAAAGAGAAACTCAAGCTGAACTAACTGATTTTTTTAGAGCCTATGCTGAG